TCGCCCTTACTTTTTGAGGGGGGGGTCTAAAAAGAAGGATATGAAAATAGTACACAATGACAAAGGAACTGATTTATTAAAAGAACTTCCTACAGCTCCAACCTACCTGGATTCAAAAGCAAAGGCCCATTTTATAAGGTTGGGCAAAATGTTAATATCTAACAACCTCCTGAAAAGAATCCACGTTCCTGCCCTGGAAATACTTTCCGAAAACTTTGAGCAATGGGAATGGGCGGTTCGGGAAATACGCCGGAAGAATAAAGAAAAAAAAGGTTCTGGTTATATTCAAATTTATGCCAGCACCGCTAAAAATATTTCGGTAGAGCTAACTATAAAACGGGATGCTGAAAAAGCAATTATGCAATGTTTTAAACAATTCGGATTAGATCCAAAATCAGAAAAAGAACTAAAAACAACGGTAGATCCTGCCCAGGGAGATTTGTTTGAAGATTTCATTAACAAGAAAAACGCATAACTACTTTTGAACCTATCCCACGAAATACAATCCTCCATTCCCTTCCAATACGCACTAGATGTGAAGTCCGGAAAGAAAGTCGTGGGCCGCAACATTCTGCAGGCGGTTGACCGGTTTTTCTCCTGGATAGAATCTGCCGATGAAGATGGATATCACCTGGATCACAATGCCGGAATGCACGTGATTGAATTTTGTGAAACTTTCGTTTTCCACACAAAAGGACCTTTGGCTGGTCAACCTTTTAGACTAGAACCCTACCAGCAATTCACTTTTTACAATGTTTTCGCCTGGAAAGATGAAACTGGCAAAAGAAGGATTAAAACCGTTTATGATAAGCAGGGGAGAAAAAACGGAAAAACCGCTCCTCTGGCAGCTGTTGGATTATACTGCCTAACCTTCGACAGTGAATCTTCCCCCGAAATTTATGCCGGTGCCACAAAAGAAGCTCAGGCAAAGATCGTTTGGGACCAGGCTTTTGATTATGTCTACAAATCGCAGTTGCTTCGGGCTATCGGAGTAAAGAATACACAACGGGAAATTCGGTTTTCTAAGAATATGGGTAAATTCAAGTTTCTTGGCGGCGATTCCAAAACACAGGATGGGCTTAACCCTTCCCTTGCTATTATTGATGAGTATCACGCCCACAAAGATGACAGCATCCGGGAAGTATTGGAATCTGCAATGGGTGCTAGGACAAATCCGCTGCTATATATCATTACCACCGCGGGTTTCAATATGGAATCTGCCTGCAAACACGCCGAAGATGTTTACAAAGAAATTCTTTCCGGTATAAAAAAAGACGATCACACCTTTATAATGATTCACGACCTGGATGAAGGGGATGACTGGGAAGATGAATCCAATTGGTATAAGGCAAATCCTAATCTGGGAGTATCCATCACCATCGAATATTTGCGTGGCGAATATAACAAAGCAAAGAACCAACCTTCTAAAATTCCGAATTTCAAAACAAAGCATCTCAATATGTGGGTGGATGCTCCACAAATTCGTATTCCAGAAGAAATCTGGAATTTAAGCAACGCAAAGATTCAGCTTAAAAACTTTAAAGAAAACGGATGCGCGGGTGCCTTGGACCTTTCCAGTACTACAGATCTTTCCTGCCTGGTCTTTGTCAGCAATCCAGATGCCGATGGGATTCGGGATATACTCCCGTTTTTCTTTTGTCCGCTGGATACTATCGACAAAAGATCAAAAGAAGATAAGGTACCATACAGGTTTTGGAAAGATAAAAAGCTTTCAGATCACCTGGACTTCAGTGGGACCGACTTAAAAAAAGAATCCTTCTGGAAAAAAGAAACCCTGCTTAATGCTACTGCAGGAAATCAAATCGATTATCAGAATATAAAAAGCTATGTAAGCTACACCAACCAAATTCTAAAGCCAAAATGGTACGAATACGATCCCTGGGCAGCTACCCAATTAGTGCAGGAACTCACCGGTAACGCAGTAGAGATGCATCCGTTTCCGCAAACCATTACGCACTTCTCTTTCCCCACCAAAGAATTTGAACGTATGGCGTTCCAGGGATTATTTCGCCACGGTGGCCACCCGGTACTTCGCTGGATGCTTTCCGGTTGCGTGGCTTTTATGGATCCTAACGAAAATATTCGCTATGTAAAAAATAAAAGCACCAAGCGTATAGATGGGATCATAGCCACGGTAATGGCACTTGCCGGGACTATTACACAGGAAGATACCAATGAAAGCGCCTATAACTCAGGAAAAGAAATTTATATATGATCCAAGAAACTATTCGCCAGGTTATTGAAATTTTAAAAAAGTCAGATCAAACTATAATTTTTCTGGATAGTAAAATTTGTCCGATAAGGCAATTAGTTGGTAAGTCGGAATCAGATGTTAATATGAAAAGCATAGCTAAAAATTTAAAAGATTTAAATGTAATTAAAACCTTTCACGGTTTTACATCAATGGCTGGTCCGGGGCCTTGTTTTTTATATATATCAAGCTTTACTCTTACTGAAGATTTTTTTCAGAAAAATAAAAAACCAAAATTCAAACAACTAACACTGCAATTATGATCTACAAAAAAATTTACCAATTCGACAAACAGGGTTATTTTATAAAAGAATGGCAAAGTGTAAGTGCTATTGTGAAAGCCGGATACAATAAAAAAGGAGTGTATAAATGTTTAGCTAATATGTACAAATCCAGCGGTGGCTATATCTGGACCCAAAAACTAATTTATATCTAAACCCAACCCAACCAAAACCCCTTTAAAATGTCGCAATTCTCCCCGGAAGTAAAAGAACTCCAGCGTGAAATCAAATTACTAAGACTATTGGGCACCCGACAGGGGTTTTTCCAATACTACTTTGACAAACTCCCTAGGCACCGCACCTATATAGAATGTTTTAACGAAATAAACGAAAAGCATTTCGACCTATTTGGAGAATATAGATACGAATCTTACGATAGCTTCAGAAAACAAATAAGCTATTACAACCGAAATAAAAAATGAAAAAAACCCTACAAATATTAGTATGCCTCTTCCTTATGTTCCTCGTGCCAATGCTAACAAGTTGGCTCCTGGATTGGAATTGGATCACCGCCGCCTGGCCCCGAATTGCCTTGGTAATTATTCTTATGATACTGGAACTACTTATTGGCGGATACATTTTTAAACTCCTTGCCGGAACTTCAAACCCTAAAAACTAATGAACCGATTTAGATTCACATACCGCACCGCCGCAGGCAGCATCCGCAGCAATATAATCATTGATGCACCCGACAAAGAATCCGCTATTGCCGCCTTTGAAACCGATTACCCGGATTTGAACTGGAAAGTAACAACCAAACTAACTAAAGTATTATTTTGAATAAAAACATTTTTAATTATGAAAATCAAACCAATTTTGTTTAGTGCACCAATGATTAAGGCAATTCTGGAAGGTCAGAAAACACAAACCAGGAGAGTTATTAAACCACAACCAAATTTTGATTCAGCTTGGAAAAATTACGGAAAAACAGATCTTCCTGAAATTTCTGTAGCTGGATCACTTTTAGGAGTTAATAATGGTAAAGGAGGTGTAGGCTGCTGCGTTCCTAATATATCTATAAAAATTCATAAAGGTGATATCCTCTGGGTTCGTGAAACGTTTAGATATGCCCATCATTATGGTATTGATTACGAATTTGTTCAATATAAAGATGGTTCTACCAATACACATTGTAAAATAATTGATAAGGATCAAATTCTTCACGATGATAAATGGAAGCCTTCCATCTTTATGCCGAAAGCCGCTTGTAGAATCTTCCTTGAAGTAATTAATGTGAGAGTAGAACGCCTTCAGAATATTTCAGAAGAAGATGCGGTTGCTTAAGGAGTTCGGTATTATTCAGATGAAAAAGATAAAAATTTGCTAGATGCTATTTTTAAAAATTATATCTCTGGGGAAATGAATCTTGTTTCCTCTTATAGTTCTTTTCGAAGTTTATGGTTATTAATTAATGGTGAAAAAAGCTGGGATAAAAACCCTTGGGTTTGGGTGTATAATTTTAAACGAGTAGAAAAACCTCAAAATTTCACCACCTTAACAACTTAACAACTTAATAATGAAAAGAGTAATTCTTGAAAGTCCCTATGCCGGAGATGTAGAACGTAACATAAAATATGCGCGGGAATGTGTAAAAGACAGCCTTCGCAGAGGCGAATCCCCGATAGCCTCCCATTTACTTTATACCCAGGAAGGAATTTTAAACGATTCAATTAAAGAAGAACGCCGCCTTGGAATTGATGCCGGCCTGGCGTGGAGAGAAGTAGCTGAAGCTCACGTATTTTACATAGATCTCGGCTTAACCCCTGGAATGCAAACCGCATTAAAATATGCTACAAGTAATGAATTAGAAGTAACGATTCGATGGCTTTATAAAAATTCATATTAACGATTCACCAACTTAATAAATTATGAAAATAAATATTAAAATAAAGCACGAATATTTAGCCGGAATAGTTTTCGATAAATATTCATTGCGAAAGCACCAGTTAACCATTCAAAGTAAAGATGAAAAACTTAATGGTTTAATATTAATTTCTGAAACAAAAACCCCGCGCGATAAATACGGAAAGTACGGTAAGGGTAAAACAGATTTTTATTGGGATAATGACAGCCCAATGTTTAAGACAGTGGGTAAAGCAGTTGAGTGGAAATTAAAGCAATTAACAAATTAATCATTTATGACAATAGAAATTTTAAAAGAAACGATTGTTTCCCAGGCTTTAGAAATTCAGGAACTAAAAAAGGAAGTCAAAACTTTAGAAAGCAACCTTGTACATTCGCGGTTGTATTCAGATAAAAAAATTGATGAAAAGTTAGAAATAAAGGAGCATAATCGG